TTTGCCGCTATACGTTCTATTATTTCTGCGGGAGCTTCATATCCACCCTTAAATAACCCTGCTATTACATCCATATCGTCTAGGCCATATTGTTCCGCTACGTTACCTATGCCTGTTCGCCCCTCAAGAATTAGATTAGCTATGCTGGCTGCTTCCGTGTCAGAAAAACCATCCGATGGGTCAACCGCATCAAAAATACTTTGAGTTTGTGCGGCACTTATAGCATTACTTAGTGCGTCGGCGTCTACACTAAGCGTATCTGCAAGCCTACTTATGTCATATCCACTGTTTGCTAGGCTTAACAAATTATCTTTAGTGAGTTCTTTGTTGTAAAAACCAGAGACAAAATTATTGTAAGCGGCGTCGTCTGTTGTAGTTGTGTCGTCGGAGGATAAAAATTCAGACAAATCTTCAAGAACTTTTTCTTTTTCTGGTGTAAGAGAATTATCTATAACAGGAGGCGTTATTCCAATAGTTGACTCGTCGTAATTTATATCCCCCATTGTATCTTCTCTACTAACAGGTGTAGCTCCAGCAGGTGTAGCTCCAGCAGGTGTAGCACCTGCACCGCCGCCAAATATACCAGTAAGAGCACCCAGTAATCCTGCAACTGCTTCTGGCGGCAACTGCCCTAATAAACCTTGAGTTGTGGGTGTAGTGGTCTGTGCAGCGGGCATACTACCTGCTTCCATCACTCCGCCTGTTGGAGTAAAGGTCGTATCAGTAAAGTATCTACGCCCCATTGAACCGGGTCTTCTAGGTGTTCCTTCGGCTGTAGTGGCCGCAAAAGCTCCGGGTAGCACCTCACGGGATATCTCATACTCGGGAATGCCACCGGTGTACCCGACAGGCTGTTGAGCACTGCTCATGCCTAAAAATTCACCGACGCTGCTGTCAGGCTTTACCGCACCATATAAAGTAGCAAGACCCGCCGCAGAAGTAGCTGCTTTGGCAAGGTCAAATTTGCCGTCGGTAGAGTATAAGTTTTCAAACCAGCCCATAATTAGCCTCTGATTATCCTAGCGATTTCGTCGATTCGATCCGAAGCACGCACGCTACCGCCGCCATAATATGTTCTTGCCCTGTTTCTGTCATCTCTGCGGTTTTCTCTGTCTTGCTGAAGAATCCGCATAATATTCTCGTACAAAGAAGCACTTAGCTGGTATGGGTCACCTATGTCAGCCACGCCTGTCTTTTCTGTAGACACGCCGGTTAGACCTTGCCCTGTAGCAGAGGGAGTTTCTGTAGGCATACCAAAGCCACCACCGGCATCGTCTCCATCTCCGCCACCAGCAGCAGGAGCTGCTCCGGTTTTAATTGAGGGCGTTGTGCTAGGGTCGTCGTACCCACCGGCAACTGCGGGCATTCCACCTGCTAGTATTCTATCTATTTCGTCGTCGCTTAGCGTGTTCCCAACTATGTCCCTTCCCCCAGCTCTTATTGTGGGAGTATCGGAGTCAACACTACCTACTGCTATATCCACCGGAGTAAATTTAGGTTGAGAATCCGTAAGTACATCTAAAGTGTCTGAACCACTACTATTATCGACAATATTATTCCCACTACTATTGCTATCTCCATTAGGGTCTCCTAGTTTGTTTGGGTCATCCGATGGGGAAACTTTAGTGGCATCCACCCCCACAATAGTGTCTTTATCTTTATCTTTGTCTGTGGGTGCAACAGTGTTTACTAAAGTGCCAGTGGTAGGATCGGTAAATATGCCGCCTATAGCACCAGTAACATCTTCCCCACTAGGGACATTTAAGTCACCCGTTTCAGTGATTATAGCCTCGCCGCCAAAAATACCTGCTAACGCTTCGTCTGCTGCTTGGCTTCCCGTAGTAGCCGCAATAATAGTTTTGTCTTTTTCACCTACTTTTAGTGGTGTATTGGTACCCGCGTCACTGTATGACCCAGTAACAACGGGCTGTCCCGTTAGAATAGACGGTATGTTATAGAGCACTTGGTTAAAAGAAGGTATGCCCGCAGCAGCAGCGCCTGCACTTGGTGCGGCACCCACAGTTGTAACCCCACCTAAAATTTTATTCATCAGTGTTTCGGGTTTACCCCCTACCGCTTCGTAGTTGGCACGGGCTACCTGCAATGCGTCTTGAGCATCGCGCTGACCTTCAAAAAATGCTTCAAGCGACTCATCTGTGAATTTACCTGAATCATCCGTAAACCTTTCTGAGTCTATTGCTAAACCTTGGTTATACGCTTTTAGATAAGCTACTGCTTCTGCGAATTTCTTTTCAGCACTTAAAAACTTCTTACCCTCGGCAATAGCCGCTTGATCTTCTTCTGAAAGCAAAGTAACAGCATCAGGAATATCTATAGCGCCTATGTCTATACCAGAAGGATCAATAAAATCCATACCAAAAAAATCAGGCTGTATATCCCGAAGAACCCTTAAATCGCCAAACGTATCAAAGCCTTGCTGAGGCTGTTGAGCATATATTTCGGGTATTTCTGCTGGTGCTGGTCTAGCCATATCTAACCTACGGAGGTGTTGGTCGCACTTCAGGCAGTGCGGAAATAAAGTTAATTGTTACTACAGCAGAAGCAACGCCCGGATGAGGGCTAGTTGCGGCCTCGGAGTTAAGAGCGGCGTCTATACCATCAGACGACCATATCATCTCTACGTACTCACCCACTGTTAAATCCAAGTTAAAGTTCCAAGTCGCCTCGTTAACGTCGCTAGAGCCTTGTAATACAAAGTCTTTTGCTGTGTAACCTAAGTCTACCCCGTTTCTTGCAATCCAAATAAACACCGTTTTAGAGCTAGCTGAAGCACTAGCAATCTGTGTAGTAAACTGAAAATTATAAACCCCGGCGTACGCAGCAGTTATCTGGCTATTACTAGCACCGTTAATTGAAAACCCGCTTTCCAAGTATGTCTGGTTAAACGTGACCGGCTGCCCTGTGTTTACTACCGCTATAGGTTGATCTAGCGTGGAGAAGTATAACGCATTGGGTACGTCAATAAACCGACCCCCTAACTCTCCAAATACGGTATTAACTATGTTAGCTAGCAAGTTAAAAAACAGACGCAGGATGTTATTCAGGTCGTCCAGATACTGCTTAAGCGGACTCTCCTTGGGTATCGGAAGTGCAGGCGTTTGGACCTTTTGTACTAACCTATCTCTTATTGCCACTAGCCTCTCCTGCCGTCAGGCCGCATATCCATCCTAGGTGCGCCTAGTTTCCACGTTACTCCTAGTTCTGTAGACTCAATTTTGATCGACATCTGCCGACCCCGTACCCGTGTAAATACCTGTCCTGTAAACTCTTCTACAGGCAATACGGCTGTTCTGGTGACCGTTGCACTGCTGTTACCCCCGACTGAGGCTGGGTTATACCGCCCAGAACCTGAGTTCTCCAAGGGGTTCAGAGTCATGGTAGCCGCAGGCGAACCTGCTGTAGAGCCGGTAAACGTCATGTCAGGTAACATCTTGTTAATTAACATGAACCTGTCGCCGTCATCCAAATCGAACTGTGTTGAGGTTATAGTAGCCGTTACAGCCGTAGGGGTGCCTGTCTCGTTGTCATCTACGCCGTTTTCTTGAAGCACCAAGTTGTTATTAAAAGTAGCAGCTATTGGGAACTCCCGTAGGTCTGAATCAATCCACGCTGAACGCGCCAAATTGCCGTAGTACCAGATGTTTTCAATATAGTTGTACACTACATAACGGTCGTTTCGTGTAGCTCCAGCAGAGCAGTAGAACCACCATATCTCGTCAAATTGCTCATTAGAACCACAGATTACTTGGTCTACTTGCTGTTGGTTGAAATCATCAAATACATAGCTACGCACTTCACAGGGTAGCGTCTTAACTGTACCGTCGTAGTAGTAAAACTTGTTTGTACCCATCCAGTAGGCAATGTTGCCGGAATATACCGCTGCGTTGGGGCTAGCTATGGTAATGTTTGTGCCTAGAAGCTGCGCCCCCCATACCTCTGGAGCGCCTAGATACTGTAGTCCATACAAGGCCGAATCAGTCCAGACCAACACTTCTTGCCGTGCTTGGATAGCATCTATGATCTCTGTACCGTCTGATAGCCGTAAACTACCTGCTTGGTTAGTCGCGGCAGGTGTCCAGTTAGATATGTCTTCTTGGTCTGACCAACGGAGCAACATGGGGTCAAGTGTAGAACTGCCAAAATCGTTCGCCCCAAAACAAAACGCAAAGCGAAATATGTCTGATACAAACGCTACATTTACTATAGTAGGTACGTCAGACGCTCCGGCTAAGGAGCTTACATATACGCCCCGTGAATCCACTCCAGAGCTTGCATCCCAGTAAAGCGGTACGCCTCCTCTGTGGGCAAAAAATAAGTCCTCACCGAAGTTAGATTGACTCCAGATACGCATGGGGGCATTAGTAGCACCGCCTGTACCCCAAGTACCAGACCCCCAACGCCCCGCACCCCAGCCAGTAAACGGCACTTCAACCTCATTGCCTACGGGTATTTGGTACGCACCTACGACAGAAGCCCCACCGTTGCCTGTATCTGCCGGGTTGGCTGTGGCTGTGGCTGTGATGGTGTAGTTGTCAACGTCTACTACAGTAGCTACTGTGTATTCTGCGTTTAGTACATCAGCCGTAATGTTGCCACCCAGAGATACCGCACCGGAAAATGTCACGTAATCACCCTGTG